TCGATGTCAGGCAGCCCAGCCGGGTCTGTCATAAGAAAACTCGGATCCGAGCTGTATCGGCCCGAGTACCCGTGCAGGATCGACCAGTGCCCGCAAGTTGTGCTGCTGCACATAGGCGGTTCACCGCGAAGCATGTTGCCTTGATGCAGCCATCCGACCAGCACAGGGATGCCGGCGTCGATGGCTTCCATCACGTCTTCTGCGTCAGCGTTATCAACAAAGCGCACCTGCAGGCCCAAGCTGGTTAATGCCTCGACGTGAGCGAAGACAGAAGTGGTGTCGCCGTATCGAGCCCTAATGCGCTCATACTCTTCCTGTGTGGCAACTTTTTTGTAGTACGCGGCCACAGCAGCTGCCGCACTCGTGAAACACTTCCGCTCGCCGCCAGGCAGGTCTAGTTGCTTGAAGTAACGAGGCAAATACACCTCCTGGTCGATGCCGCTGGCCTTCCAAGCCTGAAACCACTCAGCATCTTCTGACAACAACTCAGGGGGCATCGCTTCCTCCAGCTGCTTAATGGCAGCCATGCGATGCGGCACGTCTGGCTTGTACCACTCAAAAAACGGCAGCAACGCGAGGCCCATGGCGATAAGCAGCAGGGTCACTTGGATGATGCCGGACAAGGTCTATTTTTCAATCCTTGTGTCAGGCAACAGCAAGTCGCGCAGATGCTTGACAGCCAAGTCATCCAAATCGTTATCAGTGCGAGTGACGATTTTCTCCAGCATCGCCACGATTAGCTCTTTAAACGCCCTAGAGCGCCACATGGTCATGACCAAAGGCTTGAGAACTAGAAGCATTGGATTGGCCTAGTTACCCTTAAAGCGTAGCTCTGTTGCGCTATGGCAGAAACTCCACAGTCAAAAGCAGACGAACAGGACGAACAGCAGCACTCGTGGCTGGGTGATGTTGTCCGCGTGACCATCCTGCTGTGGTCAATGGGTATCCTCACCGCCAACTATCTGGGCATCTTCTCCCAAGCCGTCGATCCAACTTTCCCGGCCAGCCTGTTGACAGGCACTGCGGCGTCTTATTCACCAGCTCTGGGCAAACTGGGCAAGAAAAAGAAAGAGGAAAACGGCGTTATCGTAGATAACAAAGACACCAAAGCTGGCATCAAATGACCCGCGCACTTTTGGTATTGGGCATCACTTTGGTGGCTGGATTGCCTGCCCGTGCTGATCTCACCCACCGAATCAGTAGCAGCGTCCAGCTCGATGTCGGGGGTGCTTCAACCCGTGCCGTTCGCGTAGGCAACAGCTACAGCATCAGCGGCAGCGGAGTCGATACAACAGATGGAAGCACCGCAGGAGTCATCGGTGGCCTAGGCGCTCACACCGCTGGAGTTGGTGCATTAACCACGGTGACCGCATCACAGGCGACTGACGGCAACGCTTTTAGCTTTTCCAACAGCTACACCGTGGGCGACGCCATCCCGACAAGTGCACCAACTGTTGGCGAAGTCCCAGCCTTCGGAGACGTTACTTCTGAGTCTGCGGGCACAGCTTCAACGCTCGCAGGCACACTGACCACAGCAGGTGCCATCACTGTGACGGCAGGGGGAGCAAACACCAGCGCCATCGGGCAGGTGATCAGTGAACTGCAAAGCCGCTAGTGCGCTTTTGCTGCTCTTGGCATCACCAGCCGCAGCGGTCCCTGTGGTCCCAAATTTTTCGCAGGGAGTTGTCTCGACCCACACAGAGACCAAGACGATTGTGAAAGAGAACATCGTCTCGGAATCGCACCGCACCGGCTGGGAGTACACGGTCAGCGGGAGTGGAGTTGAGCCAAGCAGCGGCACTGTGAGCCCTGCTGTTAGCGGCACAGGCTTAGACCTTTCCAGTCGCAGCAGCTGGGTGCAATCAACACCTGGCGCTGCTTTTCAGTTTGCGGAGACCTATCAAGGCCCTGGCCTGATTGAAAAAGTGACTATTGACAGAGAAACCATCATTGAAAGCGTGACCGACTCCACAAGCACATTCAGCCAATGAGAGCGACAGCAACTGCGCTGCTACTCGGCTTGATTTACGCCACGCCTGCGGCTGCACAGGTGAGCGCAACTGCATCGCCTGTGAGCAATAGCAGTGGCTCAGTGGTCAATCAGGCTGTGCAGGTCACTCCAGGTCAATATCAAAAGTTCAGCTTTGGGTCTGGGATTCAGTGCGACGGAGCAACGCTAAACATTTCCCCCTTCCTGTCCGGTGTTCACTCTTTCGGGAGACCTAACAATGAGTATTACGAGGAGCCGGTTTACGACAACAGCGACAACTACGGCCTCAAAGATCCAGAAACAGGCTTAGACGGACCAGACGGAATACCCGACAATCCGGGCCGAGTCCTGTTCATGAAGCCAATGAGGACGGGCTATCGCAGCAACTACAGCAACAATTTTGGGATCACCGCGACCATCTCATTGCCACTGGATCGTCGCGCGATTAACCAGTGCCTGAAAGCAGCAGAAAAGCAAGTTGCGCTGTACGAACAGAGCCTTGCCGATAAGAGACTCAACTACGAGATGGGCCGCCTTAAAGCTTGTGCGCAGGCGATCCGGGAAGGTTATGGCTGGTCTGACAACAGCCCGTTTAAAGCAATCTGTGCTGATGTAGTTCTCAAGCCGATCCCTGTAGAGGGTCACACCCACGCCATCATTTACCCACAGCCCGACGTAAAGCCATTAGTGCGCGATTCCGATCTCTCTGCGCCAGGATCCGCTCCCGTAAAGATACCGGTTTTGCCTTTTTCAAAAGAAGCTTCTTCACAACCTTCTTCGTGATTGGCTTGGCCAGCTTTTGCAGCACTGACGCAATCGGCTTGCTCAAGATGGCCGCAGTGGTGGCAAACGCGGCAGTTACCGCAACTGATACGGTCGGGCCAACATCAGGCACATAGTTGTTCACTACCTGGCCAACAGGCACAGGGTCCCAAAGCTTTACGCACTTGCCGTCTTGCAGCTCATAACCCGCCAGGACCTCTGTCCCTAATTTGTTAAACGATCCGATTTCTTTCGAGCCAAAGGGTGGGCATGGCGCGCTTGGTGGCAAGTTGGAAGGGCCGGGGTCGGCTCTCGGTACACTTGGAGAAGGGACTGCGGCCGGGGTTTTTGGCTCCGGCTTTTTTGTGTCTGCTTGTGGTGGCTGCACCCATGTGAAGTCACGGGGCCTGTAGTCCGGCGCGTCATACACAGGAACCGCCCCATCGCACAGCGTGACGTTGCCGCGTGGGTCATCCTCAAACGTTTGAACACCGCTGCCCTTGGCTATACGCGCACGCACGCATCCAGGCATTTCAATCACTGGATACTTTGCAGACGTAACCGGTGGAGCCGTTGGTAAAACAGGGGGCGGGATTGGCTGGCCCACAGAGATGTCAGGCACGCCGATTCTTCGTACACCTATCTCACGAATTTGCGGCATGAAGTCAGAGCGGTTTACGGCAGGTCAACTTTGGATTGAAAGGAACCGGAGAAGGGAGGGGCCTCCCATTGTTTACACCGTTCTCTGCGGTAAATCTGCCAGGCCGTTCACAGATACAAAGGCCATTCTGAAGTGGGTTAAGTGGCCCAAGGGCACGCCAACCGGGGACGCCTTGCGTGAGTGGCTAGCTTCGTTTGAGCAGAAACAAGAGGCACCCGCGCCAGAAGCGGACTTTGCTGAACGGATCAAGGCGGAAGGCTTCGGGCCGGAAGCTCACGACGACGATCCAACCGCTCACACCAAAATGATCACCTAAACAGTATGCTTGGGGCTCCTTGGCAGGGAGTGATCCAGGCTTTTTGTATGGGTCATTCGGTTAGCCCCGTTTCGGCGGGGCTTTCCTATGTCAAGGCATCTTGAAAGGCACAGCTGGACCAGTGCTGGTTGGCAACTCTGGCATCGCTTGATCAATCTGACCAGGCACCATGTCGGTGATCATCTGGGTCAGCTCAAGTTTCAGCTCGCTGATGTAAAGCTTGGTCAGTGATGGGATGCGGGTGTAAAGCATCACCGATCCAGCGATCATGCCCGCTGACATCACAAAGGATGCGACGGACATTACGTTGAAAAGCTTTTGCATAGTTGTCGAGGCAAACAAAAAGCCCCCGCGCTCTGCACAAGTACGGGAGCCTCTTGCCGTCTGTGTGAGGAGACGATTGAGTTATAGCTCAGAAGCTAAATTTGGCACCAGTCTTGAAACCAAGGCCCAGTTCATCACCAGTGCTGAAAGAAACCTCGCCGTAGAGAGGACCGCCGCTGATTCCAGCCTTGCCGGTGAACTCAACTTCCTTCTCACCAGACGAAGGGAAAAGCACAGCAGGACCGGCTTGAACGTAAGCACCGTTGTCAAAGTCATAACCAATGTGGCCCTCAAGGCTGCCGGAGCCTGTGCCCGAATCAAGCCCTGCAGACATGTTGAGTTCCGGGTTGACGTACCAATCTGCGCGGGCAGAGAGGGGAGCCAAGGCAAGTGCGCCAGCGGCTACACCAAAAACAAGACGCTTGATCATTAGTCGAATTAGCGTTTTCCCTGGCCACGGTACTTCTTGCGGCCCTTTTTTGGGCGTGAGTGTTGACCATTTCCCTGCGTGGTCCGTTTCGGTTTACCGACAACAAATGTTTGGCCGTTGAGTGATCTGGCCATCAGTAACCGTCAGTTGACTCCAGATTGCGGTACTTATGAGCCAAGCCGGTGAATAGACCGTGCATTGGGTGTGAAACCATGTCCCGGCCATCCAAGTAAAAAAGCTCCTCAAGCCATGCGGTGCGATTCGCGTTCGCAGCCACATCGGTCGCGCCATAAGTGGCGCAGATCATCGGGTCAGGTCGTTGCATCAGCTAGAGGCCATCAGGCCATGAGCACTCGCGAAGGCTAGGAGAGCTTCGACCTTTGCCTCAAGCTCGACGCAATACTCAAGCAATTCAGCGTTCGTCGGTGACGCCGCATCGGCGATCGTCACAGTCCCGTTTGCTGTTGGCAGCGTGCCGGTGGTCGCCGTCGTCGTGATGTCAGCGACGTGCGTGGACTGTGCCGCAGCCGTGGCGCCAAAGAACCCGATGTTTGCTCCGCTGACCTCAAGCTGCGTGGAAAGCGTGCCAGCCTTTTCGACCTTGAACTTCAGTGCGCCGTCTTCTGACTCGTCGGTCGCATCGCTGATGCTGCCCTCAATCGCGCAGTAGTTCAGCTCCTCCGGCGTTGCGTTGTCGTTTTTGCCCCGGAAAAACACGGTGCTCAGAACGTCAGCATCCTGACCGGCGCTTGATGCGCCACGGCGATGAAACAGAACGATGTCACCACCAGAGCCTGCATCGTCAGCCGTACATTCCGACTGGATCTGCGTGCCTGTTGAGCTAGTCGTCAGATGCAGCGGCTTCGTCGGCGTAGTTTCGCCGATGCCGATGAACGAGCCATACAGACGCAAGCGGCTTGCAGTCGTGCCGCCTGAGGCCGTCATCAGATCAAGAACGCCATCCTCAGCGCCGTCGGTGACGGTCTGAATCTGTGCGCTGACCTGGGCGTAGGCGTGCGTGGTGCCGCCAGAGTTCTCACCACGGAACTCAAGGTTGCCGAGGTTGTCGCTAGCGGCAGGTGATGCGCTGTTGCGATACAGCACCAGATCCGGCGCAGTATCAAGGCCAGCATCGGTGTTCTCGATGATGACCTGATCGGTGGTGTCACTGCCAAAAATGTGCAGCTGTGCCGCAGCGGTGCCAGAGCCGACCTGAAAACCTGAGGTCGTGAACTTGGCGTTGAACGTTGAGTTGTTGCTGATCGCAATCTCGTTCGCCGCTGTCCGGTAGATGCCAGACGTGGCGTTATCGCTGGCAAAGCCGATCGACGGAGCACCAACCGTGCCATCAGGCAAGGCGCGGAACATCGTCCCGTAGGTGATCTTTTTGTTCTTGTCGGCGTTGTCAGCCTCTGAGATGTCAACGACGGGGAACAGATCCCCAGACGCAGGAGCAGTTAGCTCGGTCAGAGCTGAGATTTTGCGATCAGCCAAGGGACTTACCAGCCAGAAGGTTTGCCAGACGCCTGAGTCGGCGTAATCTGTTCAACGATGCGTGCAGCCAGTGCATCTTGGATCTCAGTGACCTTTTCAGCGCCACCGAGTTTGGCCTGCACTGCTGCCACGATGTCAGCTTCAGTCAGATCCTCGAAGTCGGCCAGCGTGTCAGGACGATCCAGGCCGATGCTGCCGTAAGCGCCTGAGTTGTAGGCGTTGCCATCTGCGTCAACTTGATCGCTGATTGCGGTCACGGTGTAGTGAGCCGTGTGTGCGAATCCGTCACTGAGGTCACGGTTCAGATCAGCGATTTTCCAGACGTAGGTGTTAGCCATGATGAAGTGAAGTCAGAGAAAGTTTAGGCCGATCAGCAAGCCATCAGCACACAAGGTACGCAATAGCTGCCGTCTGAGTAAGTAGTAGAAACCGTGGTGCTAGTCACCTTGGCAATGGTCTTGGAACGCACGATGTCATCATCCTGCGGTTTTGCCGTTCCATCACCAGCAGACATCAGCAGATCACCGCGTGCAACGGTTGTGCCCTGTGCAATGCGGATCACAAAGTCACCCGTCATCGCGCAGTAGAAGTCGTTGGTGTATGTGTCATCGTCATCGTCCCAGGTTTGGAATACGCCAGACACGTTGACATCACCTTCGACATCGCTGACTTTCATGCGGTTCAGCTGTTCGTTGTCTTCTGTTCCAGCCGCAACAGCAGGTGTCTTTACGTCGCCAACGTTTACACCTTCAGGAAGTTCATCCTCTTCGGTGTAAAGCACTGCGTCTTGGGCCTCATAAGCCCACTCGCACATTTCATCAAGGTTGCTCAGCACAGTACCACGCAAAATTTCAGTGCGTTCTGCGCCGCCTGCTAGTTGTGACCAACGAGCTAAGTGACCACCGTTGTAAGAAACAGTGGTGCCTGAAACGCTGATAGTTCCTTCTACTGAAGCACCTTGCCTGAAATTAACAATAACTCCATCATTGGTTAAACGTGCAAATTGTGCAGACACATTGCCATCGCGCGTACATTCAATAAGTCCATGAAGGTTGCCTTCGGCACCAATACTTACACCTGCAGCATTAACGTTATAGTCACTTTTTCCGATGTGAAGTGCGGGGTTAGCATCACCAGTCAGCCGCATCCGCTCATTGCCAGATACGCTGTTGTTGTGATGGCGAAAACAAAATGCAGTATCGGTTCCAGAGGCTGAAACCCTTCGCAGTCCTACAGTCCAACCGAAATTATCTGCAGTACTTCCTGCATAGGTAATTCCAGTAAATCCATTACTGTCTGTTGTGTTTAGACATGTAAGTTTTACATGGGAGTTTGCAAAAGTTCCTGCTGTTGTTGTGTTTTGAGCTTGTCGAACTACAAGCTTGCCATCGCCAGAAGTCGCCCCAACCATGAACCGCCCAACGCTATCAACTCGCGCCTGCTCGGCATTGCTTGTATGAAACTGCAATGAATTGTCGGATTGTTCGTATTTAATTCGTCCAATGTTGTAATCACCTGTGTCACCTAAGTTGAGGACGCTAGCGTGACTAGGGCTTGACATTATGTTTACTTCACAGGCTCCCGAACCGTTTTTGATTGTTAAAAACGAATCATCTGTAGCCGCACTAGTATCGTTAATCAGCACTCGGCCTTTTGAATCGATCCTGACTCTCTCCGTCGGGCTGCTTGCACCGTCCGCTGTGGTGCTAAAGACTAATCTCGACGGCATAGAAGAAGCACTCTTTGTGCCCGCCTCTACAGCCGCAGTGATCCTCGCTCCTTCTTGGTAGTTACTTCCTGACGAGCCGTAGAAATACAGGTTTGCTAATACATCATCTGTCTGGACAACCGTATGTGATCCAATGGTGGCATTGCGGCTCTTATAGAAACTAATCTCAGGACCAGCAAACGTTGCGACAAAGCGAGACAGCCCAAGGTTTGCTCCGCCAGTCCCAGCAACCTGCAGAGTGTCATTGTTGCTATTGGGAACGTTCGAAGACGTCCCCACGAGGAGCCTGCCACTTGAATCGAGGCGTGCTCTTTCCGTTGTGCTATCAGTAAAGAAAGAAAGCGTATTAGCAGCAGGCAACTTAATAATCGGTCCGCCAGCGTTAAATTGAATTTGTGGATTTGCGGCAGTAAATATCTGATTGCCTGCAACGTCCAAAGTTGCTGCAGGCGACGAAGCGTTTATGCCGACGCGATCATTTCCTGCATCGACAAACAGCATGTGAGTGTTGCCGTTTGACTCCACGCGGAAGTCAACATCATTGCTGGGGTCGTTAAATACAACCTCAGAGCTGCCAATCTCTAGGCGCTCTACACCGCCAGTAGCAAAACCAATCTTGTCAGCACCGCCGCTGAAAAAGCCTGTGTTGGTGTCTGATGCAAAACTGAGGCCAGGCGATGCGGCACTGCCGTCCTCCATCAGCATCGTGCCGTCAAGCTCGAAAATGGTGATCCATGCTGAGTTAGCCGAGTTCCTCAGCTTTAACTGGCCGGTCGTTGTATCGGCCCACCATTGATATGCGTAAGTGGTGGCTGGCGAAGTTGCGTTGCTGTTATTGCTGACGATCGCAGCGAGAGCATTATTAAGATCTGCCCTCACGCTCGCTCCCGAGGCGTTACTGATGATGTAGTCGTGAGTTGCCATTTTTAGGAACGCTCAGAGCCGTAGCCGACCGCTTGATACTGGAAGTTCCGATCAATCACGGCAGTGCTGCTGTTCTTGAACTTCACTGTGAATCCAGTCCTGGTGATCGAAGTCACTTCATAGTAATCGCCTGATGCAAGGTTGAAAGCCGTGATGCCAATGCTGGGCGGCGTGTTGTAGAAGACGCCATCTTGGAAAAACGCATTAGTGAACGTCACCGCCTTGCCGCCTGAGTCCGTGCCAGACGCGATCACAGAGCTGGTTTCTGTCCTTAGCGGCATCTTGGCCGTAAAGCCCAGCTCATCCAACAGCGGCGTTTGGTCAACGTGATCGCTGCTCAGCTCGCACTTGAACTGGAACAGGCGGCCTTGAAAGTGCCCGTTTCGTAGCGGCACCCAGTCACCGAACACCAAGTTGCTTTCTAGCTCTTGGTTGTCGTCATTCTCCAGCAGCAGCTTGTCGCCGTCTTCCGTCAGCTCGTCTTCTGCTGTGATGCCCGTGGTTGCGGCTCGTAGGTAGACCTCAGCGTTTACGTCGTCAGCCTCTAAGCCGTCGAAGTCGGTCCAGGTATCGATTAGCGCCGTGCGCTCGTCGATGTCGTCAGCCGGATAGGTGCCACGCATCACCAAATGGCGGCTGAACTCAATGTCGAACTGTGCGCCCAAATCCAGCGTGTTGGCGAAGAAATACTCGCCGCTGCTCTTACGGGTGCCGAGGAAGTCAAAGCTGCTCAGGGCATCAATGTCCAAAATGTCGTCAATGGTTTGGTCTCCATCGATAACCAGCGCGTCGTATTCCTCTGAGTAGAACGTGTCGTTTTTCTGCCCTTGGAACTCAGGGGTATCGCTGTCCTCGCGATCCTCAAGGATCAGCAAGCGCGGCACTGAATCCGTCAGCGTATGAACGACTGAACGAACCGCTGAGCTTTTCTTGTTTTGGTCGTCGATAAACCGGACGAGGTATTCACCCGATAGTTCCGGCAGGATCGCGTAGAACGTGTTGGCCTTGACGACAGTGAGCAACGAGCTGTTCGGCCAAGTGCCAGAGCCGTCAGTCTTTGAGCTGTGGCGGATCTCAGCGTTTAGCCTGTCGCTGGTTGCGCCCAGGCCCTCTTTCGGCACAGACCAAGTGACCATCACCTGATTCGAGCGATGGGGTTCCAGCTGCACGTTCTGCGGATCAGGTGGCAGCTCAGTAACCGTTGTGCCGCCCTCGGTTGTTTGGTCTTCTTTAGGAACAACAAATGACCCAGATGTCCAGGCCGAGTTTTTGAACGTGCCGTCACGGCCAATCGCACGAATCTGGAACGTCACGATTGAGCCAGGCTTGACGCCTTCAACCTTCAGTTCATTGGTCGTCTGCCTGACAGTTTGAAAGTTACCGTCGCCGACTTTGTAACGGATTTCAAAACCGCTGATGTTGCCATCATCGTCACGCTTGAAGCCCAGAAAAACGTCGTTGACGACGTTGTTGTTTCTGCGGACCTCTTTCGTCTCAAAGGTCAGACCGCTTGGAGCTGTCGGGATCTTGTCGAACGTCGTGACCGATTGGTACTCCAGGGCGTCGGCGTTGTCCGCTGTTGCATAGATGCTGTCGTTGTGCTGGACGCCGACGATCGCAAACGTGCCATCACCGCCATCAGCGACCGAGATGCAGCGGAACTTCTGATGGGCAACGGTTGACGACTGGATTGACCAAATCGACTGCGCCAGCGGTGCTGCGCTGAACGCAGACGACACTGTGATCACAGAGCCAACAACAGTGCTGATCGTCTTGGTTTCAATCGTGCCGTCGGGCAGCGTTGCGGTGAGCGTGTGACCTGCGCCACCGGGCAACGTCACCGTGATGTCTGCAGTGACCGTCGTTGTCGTCGCTGCGCTGCAACGCCCCGCGATGCGTGCGCCTTGCCGCATCTCATCGGCAACAGCAAACACCTGACCAGGCAAAACGATCGCGCCCTGAAGGCCAGTCGAGAACGTGACGGTTTCGCCGTCTAGCTCCTCTGATGCCATCATCCAGCGGCCCAAGCGGTACGCCTGGTTGCGTGACGTGCAGCCAAAGGCGACGACCTCGCGAACCTGATAGCCGTACTTAGTGATCAGCGCGGCGTCTTCGACGACAACAAAGTTCGGCTTATAGAAGTTGTCGGGGTCGTTGTAGCGGACGCGGATGCTGGTGCTGCGCGTTTTGAGCGATGAGCCCGTGTAGTTGAAAACGCCTTCAATGACGTTGCTGTTCGTGTAGAGGTGAACCGGATCAATGGCAGAGCCGTCAAGATTGCCGTGATCAGCGGCCAGCTGCACGGTGTTGCTGCTCCAGTAGGACATTCCACGGAACACCGAGGCGAGATCCTGCAGCACGTTGTAAGCCGCTGCGCGATCACCGATGACAACGTTGCAGGCAAATCGTGGTTCTGTCGTGCCGTCTTGGTTCGTGACTAGCTGGTTTGCGTACTGAATTAGCGGGTAGAGATCCGTGTAGCTGATGTTGGACGCGGTTACAAAATCACCGCAGCCGTAGCGATCGTTGAGCACCATGTCGGCAAAGATGCAGACAGGGCAGGTCGTCCATGACGTTCGGGTGCTGCCGTCAAACGCAACTTCCTGCGTCAGGTCAAGACTGCCATCATCACGGACCGCAGCATTATGCGGGATCTCTACCAGTCGCCCTTTCACTAGGTAGGCACGAGTCGGCAGGTTGCTGAACTGCCGGGTGTTTAGTTCAAGGCCAACGCAAGCGGTGTACGGGTAGGCGCTGCGGATCTCTTGACGCTCAATGATTGACGACCAAATCAGTTGATTGGCTCGACCGTTCGCCAGCGGCGAGGTTTTAGGCACCTCTTCAAAGTTCGCGAACTTGACCTCAAAATGGTCTTCGCCCAGGTTTACCTTTTCAACCTTGATGTTCCACGGATAGCCCTCACCTTTGGCATTACGCGGCAACTCAATGACAGGTGTCTTGATCTGGTAGTCAGTCAGCGCGATGCCTGTGATCGTTTTGTCGAACACAACGTTGTAGGCAGAGCCTTGGGCTTGCACTGACACGCGAATCTGCAGGCTGCCGTTGAACGGCTGGCCTTTCGCCAAGCCTTCAACAGCAGTTGAAAGCAAACGCGGAATCGTGAACAACAGCTGCACCGAATCAACTTCTGAATCAGTGATCTGTCTGATGACAGTGCCAGAGCCATAGTCGCGAGCTGTTACCTCATCGCTGTCGTTGACTGTTTCGGAATAGTTTTGCCCAACTTGAACTGCAACGCCTGTGATTGTGGTTGTTGCGTTGCCTGCTTGCAGCAAACGCTCTTGCCTTCGCCCGCCGAGACGATAGTCAACGTCTACATCCTCAGTCGGAAAGTTTGCGGCTTTGCCGGTAAATAACGGAGTTTCGTCTAAAAAGATCTGCTCATTGATTGCATCAAAACCCTCGATCGGGCCTTCGCACAGCAGGTCAACAAGCCGAACGCTAGAGGTTGAGTTAAGCGCCATGGTTAGGAAATGCTCGGGCGGAAGCCGTGCCGAATAGTGAACACAACAGACGAATCAACTGATGCGTCGAGGATGGTTACGTCAAGGTTGTAGAAATCAATATTTGGCGCTTTGTTTGGGTCAAATTTGTGATACCAGCGATATGTATCGGTTGTTAGCCCTTGAATTGTGTATGACTCCCTAGCATGGATGTTGTCAGTGTCTTGACGCCTTGATTCAATCATGTAGCTGATGAACCCATCAGTTTTTGTCGAACCTGTACCGCTGACAGAATCAAACAGTTTGTTAACTTCAAGGAACACAAAATACTCGCCGGGTGCTTTGGTTGGCCCTTCAGTAAATTCAAGGCGAAAATTGTTTGCAGCAGTCAGCTCATCATCTTTTGAGGGATTAACGAATCTGTCGGCACCTGTGTTCGATCTATTGTTCAAAAAATGCACCGAGTTCCAGCGTGCGCTGTTATCTCTGCGCTCACCAAACTCCAGCTTGTTACCGTTAAGCATGACGGTATCCGGGCTTGGCGTTCTAGTTGCTTTCTTGATCGGGTCAGATTCATCAGCAACGTCAACATCCGCCGATATGACGTGCGAGCCGATCAGCACCTTGCCGTAAGCCACCGGGATAGTCGCGCCAACACCAACGGTGTTCTGTGCGCCGAGATAGGCGTAAGACTGCTGGCCGTCAGCACCGCGATTGACTGACTCTGGCCGCGTTGCCTGGAACTCGCCCCGAGTGCTTACGCCGCCGTTTGGCAGCTCAGGCTGTGGTGACAGCATCTGCGTTATGCCGCCCAGCACCATGCTTGCGCCAACAACTGACAGCGCCGTGCCGATCGCAGTGGCGTTCAAGACAGCAACAGACGAAACGCCAACGATGCCAGCACCACCAGCACCGAACAAACCAGTAGTACCGAACAGGCCAGCACCAGGAAAGAAGAACGAAGCCGCAATCAGACCAATGCCTGCAAGGATTCGACCAGCGCCGTCCTGACCGATCAGCACAGGCGTGACGATCAAATCGTTCTGACCGATCGGCAGGTGCAGATCGTCAAGGTTCAGATCAACGCCAGCCTGCAGTACGCGATAACCGATGCCGCTTTCGTGCGCTGCGATTAGCTCAGTCTTAAACGCTGGGTAGTTGATGCAAAGTAGCTTGATGGCATCAGCAGGCGTGCGGAGGTTTTGGTAGACGTGCTCTGCGCCGTACCGCTCGCCTAAATCACCCAGCAGTCGGACGACTTGCTGCATATCGGAAGACCGCCGCGACCCTTGCCAAATAGTATCTGCTCAGCGGAATCACCGCACTTAGCGAATCACGTTGCTGGTGCAATATCCGCTCGTCGGGCAACAGAACAGCGGCGTGCATCGGAGTGCGCGTGGCGATTCTCATGATCAGAACATCGCCGGGCTGTCGGGTTTGCATGGTGACCTGCTTGAACCCGATGCGCTCAGCCTCTGCGAGGAAGATGCTTTCGCACGTTTGCGTGCTTTCTGGCCGCTCATAATCCGGCAGCTCAACGCCCTGCAGCTTGAACCAATCGCGCACGAGCGTAAAGCAATCGGTCTTGCCGTACTCCCACTGGCGGCCGATCAGGGATTGATAGTCAACCATTCGTTCTGAGGCATCCGCAGAATGTGCCAAGGCACAGAGCCCTGACTGCACACAGTTTGGTCAGACTCGCTCGGCGGCCCACCTTGCGGATGCGAGTGAACAACAGCCTCGACTTTGCCCATCATTGCCGCGACGGCATAGTCACGAGGCTCTAGCACGAAGGTGTTTTCCGGTGCATCTGCTGCGTTACGGCATGGCCAATACTGCCCGTTGACGATGAGGCCACACGATTCGCGTGGGTAACACCGTGCAGCGTGCGCCTCAGCGTCACATCTGAAGTCGGGCACCTGGGAAACCTCCGAACGGCAGATCGCCTTTAGGAAAGCGCAGCGTGCAGCTGGTGTAACGCTTGCCGCATACATCGTTGGCTTCAGTCGTCGGGTTGTTGTTGATGTCGAAGTAGTTCGTGCCCTTGTAACCGCATGTGCTTTCCTCGCGATACACCCAAGGGCAATGCTCCAACACTTGGCGACGTGGCAGCGCGACGTTGACTAAATCGAGCTTGCTTGCCAGCTCAAACTCAACTAAGAGCGGGTTCTCGTTCGCAACGCGGTCGATGTAATAAATCTGGTCTTCAAACTTGGCGGTAGGGTCTGCGGTCGCGTTTGTGCCGCTCGTGAAGTTTACGGCGTCCAAAAACTTTTTGCAGGTCTGGATTCGCGTGACCTTTGCCTGCAGCGGGTTGTAAAGCAGCAGCAGAGCCGAGATGGCGTTGCCGGTGTTTGCGATCCGCATTGTCGGCCGAGGCAGCACGCCTTTCGTTGACGCCTCGAAGCCGTCGACCTCGATTGCTGTTGCCGTATAAGTCAGGCCGTTAAACACAACGTCAGCGGTCAGCTCGTTTGTGCCTGCGTGGTAGTAGTAAACCTGATCCACGCCGTTGACAGCCTGGGTCAGCTCCAGCTGGAACAGCTCGATAATCGCCGAGGGCTCTAAAGACTGCAGCTGCTCCTGAATCGACTGCGGTGTGCTCATGCTTCAAACACCTGCACAAAGGTTGTGGTCAGCTGAACCCGACCCTTAGTAGTCATCGTTTTGCTCCACGCAGAGCAACGCACTTTGATGCTGCTGCTTTCGCTCGGTGGCGTAAAAGTAAACTTCTCAGTGCCACCACGGGCATCTAAAAACGCCTCAACGGTGTCCGACTCTGACTCCGACAGGTTGTACGTAAGCGTGAACGACTTCGGGTTTTGGTTAATGCCCAGGCTGCCTACCTGTTCATAACCGCTGCCGAATCGTGCCCGTCGGACAAGCGGCTGGCTGCCCTTTGTTGTGCCGTAGGACGGCTGCAGGTTGACGGATGAATCCCAGCTAGCGGTCATCGGCTCAGAAGTCCTCCAGGTCGTTGCTGCTTAATTAACTCAGTCTGGACTGCAGCGCCAATCAAAGCGCCGAGCTGCCGTGACTGGCCCTCGTTGCCCTCGACGGTAGTGCCGCTGGCATCAACGTTCACAACGACGTTAGAGGCCATGGCAGCGCCGCCTCCACCTAGCTGATTGTTAGGGATGATCGTGCCAGCTCTATCGGGGACAAACAACTCGGGGCCGCGTTCACCGACGATCGAGGGGCGACCAACAGGTGGACGACCACCGTCTGCGAAACCTAGGAAGCCGGTGAAACTAAAGCCCTTCAGCGCGTTAAGCAACTTCTGCTGGAGGATTAGCTTTGCCATCGACTTGATGACACCCAGCAGGGAATCGCCTAGCGACTTAGTTCCTTCGATTGCTGCCGTGAGAGCGTCAACAATTCCAGTTCGGAAAGCATTATCAAGCTCTTCAGCTTTTTGCTTTTGCTCGTCTAGCTTTTTCTTCAGAGCTTCGTCTTGCTTTAGGCGAAGTTCATTGGCTTTAGTAATAGCTTCAGTGGCATCCTGCTGCTCAAACAGCGCAGTAGTTGCTTCAAGCTCTGCTTTGATTTGATCCTCTGTCAGGCCGCGTTTGTTTTCAAGAATGTCAGCAATTTGGATCTGGCGCTCGAACTGTTTCCGCTCCTCGTCTGTTAGCGCAGATGCGAGCAAAGTTGCCTGCTCTAATGAGCGCACACGATCTGCCGATGCTTGTGCAATTTGTGCGGCTTCCTCAGCAGGATCTTTGCCGCCAGTACCAGCTCTGCCCTGCAACAACTCAGGGATCGTCATGTCGGGTGTCTCGGGAGTTCTCAGGAAATCACTGTTCCTTAGCTCCTCAATCCTTGCTTGTCTTCGTTCAAAGAACTCTCGACGCTCTGCGACTGTGCGACCACCTGCAAATCGTTTCGCTGAACCCTTGCCGCTTATTCCAAGCTCTTCGTCTACTTTTCTCGCAATCTCTGCTTCCCTAAACAGATTGTTGATCTGGTTCGTAATAGTTGTGAGGAAGTTAATAATGCCCTTAAAAATAGGTGACAGCACCTTGCCGATGTTCTGACCGAACCGCTGCAAAGCATCTTGCAACGTTGAAAGTTTGCCAAACAAAGTATCGGACTGGGCGACCGCACCGTTTGCATATTTACCGCCTGCCTCTGTCAGCCTGATCAGAGCAACCTCTGCTGCTTTGGCGCTGATCTGTCCTTTCTCCAGTGCTTTGCTGAACTCAGTGCCGGTCAGGCCATACATCTTCCTTAGCTCGTCTTGGAGCGCGACGCCTCGCTCCTGCAGCTGCAGCAGCTCCTCACCTTGTAGTCGGCCCTTCGCTTGAATCTGGCCGAACGCCGTTGCGATGCCGCTCAGGTCGGCACCAGTCGCACCAGCAACATCAGCGAGTCGCTTGGTGATGTCAACGACCTGCTCTGTCTCGAAGCCGAAAGCCTTCAAGCGTTTCGACGTTTCGATCAGCTCTGTGCTTGTGAACGGCGTCACCGCACCGAACGCCTGCAGCTCAGAGATAATCCCCTTGGCTGTTTCCAGCGACCCGGTAAGAACTTGCAGGCTCTTAGTTTGCCTCTCTAGCTCGCCCGCCTTGCCGAATGAGAACTTAAGCAACGCTGCCGCACCCGCAGCCCCTGCAGCAAGTAAAGCCGCCTTGCCTAGTTTTCCAAATTTGCCTGCTGCTTGCCCTGCCTTTCTCGCTAAATCAGCCAGGCCCTTTTTGCCTTTGCGGCCCATATCGGCAAGCTTGTCGCCTGTATCTTTCGCAGCCCTCTTCAGGCTGTTTATTGCAACCTCTGCTTTTTTGCTAGCTGCCGCAACCGCGCGAAGTGGATTGATCGCCTTTACGGCGTTGACAATCAGATCGACGGATGACTGTGCCACGGCGACCTAGCGATAAGCGAAGTCTACCGCCGCCCTTGCTTTGCGCGCTGCATAGCTTTTTCTTCCATCTCGGACTTCAGCTCATGGAAGGCCGCAAAATGCACCAGCTCGTCATCTGTCAGCTCAGTGCGAAGCCTGCTGACCGTCATCCCTAGTTCGCAGGCCAGGTGGAACTCATAAAAGACCCACTTGTCCTGCTTTAGTCGTTTTTTGCGTCTTCGAGGCTGGTCTCTTCACCGAGACCAAAGACGAACAGCTCGACTTCATTTAGGACAGACTCGGGCAGCTCGCGTTGCAGTTTCGCTGCATCAGCCGGAGCAAACGCCTTGGTGCCGTCTTCCAGCTCGGCAAGCTGGCAAAGCATGTTGGTGCTGATGTCTAGGGCTTCATCAGAACCAGCAAGATTCTGCGCCCGTTTGCGATCAGCACGGGTGATCGGCTTGAAGTAGAGATCAATGATCTTTTCCCCGTCGCCGTTCTTTAGCTCAAACTTGCGACGCTGGTTGAGATCAAACGCCCCAACCAGCAGATCAACCGTTCTTTGAGTCGCAGGCATCAAATACCAGAGGTGATAGTACCGTTTGCAGTGAAGCTGATAGTTACAACTTCAATCTCGCCAACGGTAGCACCGAACTCTGCGTTGGTAACTAGAGCCGCAAACGACAACTTTTTGTCGCCGCTTTCATCTAGATACAGCTCAAAGTTAGCGTTAGCTGGATCCTCAGTAGTCAACGCCTCGTTGAACAAGTCGAGCTTGTCGCCTGCACTTGGGGCGTCATAAAGCACCTCGCAGGAGCCAGTGCCGCTAACCAGTCCACCGACGTAAGCGCGGAAGGTGTCGCCGTGGTCGGTGACTTCCAGCTGCTCTTTGTCGATTGACATTGACCAAGACCGCACAGCAGCGATCTCGCCAAGTGCTGCACCTGCTGCGTCCTTGTCGAACTTAATGGTGCCCTGTTGTCCTCGGTAAAAAGCCATGATCAGATAGCGGTGGTGATGGTGCCGTTGGTCACGAAGTTGACCGTGATGATCTCGATTTCACCCACCGTGGCGGAAAGCTCAGCCGATGTCACCACGCCATCGAAGCTGATCTTTTTCGCGCCGCTGGTATCGAGGAACAACTCAAACAGCGCAGTGCCTTCGTCAGTCGCGGTGTTGATGTGATCGATAAATGCTGCCGTCTCGTCAGAGGACGAAGCGGTGTAGATCACTTCGACGCTGCCGTTGCCGCTGATGATGCCACCGACGTTTCCTGCGTAGGTGTCACCCATCACGGTGGTTTCCAGCACCTCTTTGTCCAGTGTCAGGGACCAGGACCGGGTGCTAGTGATTGCAGAAGCGGAAGAGCCAGCGTCGTCGAATTTGACGCTTCCCTCCTCACCGCGATAAAAGGCCATGGTCAGAGTTCCTCGATAAATTCAAAGGTCACACGGACCTGAGTTGAAAAATAGCCCTCGGGAGCTGGTGAAGCCAGTGCCTCTGGACCGACGGGAGCGTCGAAGTAAACCCCCGACACGATGACCCTATTGTAAAGGTCTCGAACGCGCTTACCAATCACATAATTAGCGCCGGGGCCAACACCCTTAGGCGTGAAAATGTTGAACAGGATCAACCCTGTGATCCGATTGTCGGAGTCGGTAGTGCCACCGAGGCTGAGATATTCATTGGCTCCGAAGGCCGTCAGGCACTGCACCCAGGAGCTGTTTGGCGTCGGCTCATAAGGCATGTTGTTAAACACGACCGGCAGCACGGGGCTGCCCGCAAGTTCGGTGGCAAGACGCCCTTCGATCGTTGAGCGGATCGAGTTGAGATCAGCAGCGGCCATTATCCGCGTCTCCGCCTGACTTTATTCACGAGTTTAGGCACGTCTCTTTCGGCTACCTCGTCAGCGATCATCTCGGGATAGCCAGGCTTTGTGCCTTGCTTGGTCCGATATTTGTTGCCCCAAGACTTAGGCAGGTTCTCGCCCATAATCACGGGCTGTGCATAGACAGTGCGGTTGAATACACGCCCTTGCAACGGGTTATCCATCGTCTGCTCCCACGCGCCAATCAGCACCCCGCTATCAACAGGTGTGCCGACTCCGCCGTTTGTAGCGGCTTCGTACAGCTTGAGTTTGCTATGCAGTGCGAACGTCGTCTCCTTAACGACCTGCTCGACCTCCTCTCTGCAGAAGTCGCCGATGTCTCGGATTCGGATGCCGCGAGCCATCGCTACGCCCTCAAGATCAGCTCGTAGGTGATCGCCGTATTGTCCTGGTCGATCGTCTGCACTTCGATGATTTGATGCACCACGGTGCTGATCACCACGCGGTCTTTGGTGCCGGGTGCCGTCGCCAGTTCCTTTGCCGCGACGATCAAGCGTTTGTCGCTGGCCTGCACAAGGTCGTTGACCTCGCTCTGCCTGATGTTCTGCACCACTCCTTTGATGGCGGTGTCGCTTTCGGTTTCCCCGATGACGCCCGTCGTCGTGTTGTAAGTGCCAGCCGTGACATAGCGGATCGTCACGTCTGCGCCCAGCGCGTCGATAACGTTACCGGCTACTTTCTCCAGCGACTGAGCAAGTCCCATCAGAGGTTATATGCAAGGCAAGCGCCACTGGTCAACGTGATGCTGGTGATGATTCCGCAGATGTAGGTGTCGGCCACAAAAGTCTCACCAGCCAAGCTGTTGCCGGTTGCGTTCTTCACCGTGATCGCGCTGATCACAGTGTCTTCCTTGAAGTACACCTTGCTGAACCTGCCGGTGTGAGCAGCAGTGTCAGAGATGAACTCGAAGCCGCCTGAAAGGTCTGCGTACATGGTCAGCTCCGTTTAATAGCGATGTTGCCTGGTCCACTAATTCTAAGACCCGTCAAGTACCTTTCAAACATCGGCGGAACGTGGTCAGCTCCAACAGCACCGGCCTTGTCGGGCGTCACGTTGAGGCTGCCAATCTGAACGTTCTTGTAATCGTTCAGACCGCTGAGGCTGATGCCGTCCGTGTTGTTCTTCAGGTAAACAGCAAGCTCGATCTGAGCACGCTTCACCTGATCCGGAATCTCGGTGTCGGTGAAGTAATCCTCAGAGATTCGGAAAGGAAAGCCAGTGGCGTACGTGTTGACGTAGGTATCGGGCTTTCGCACGCCAGTA